TACATGCATACTGTATGTATTTATTACTATAAATCAATCGCTTATATTAATTTTTACTCCGCAATGAGTAAAATTACTAATTGTTATTTTCAGGGGGTTTTTGATAGAAATGAGAGATTGCGGAGCACATATTAGGCTTTCTGTCTTTGAACTTTAACCGTGAAACTCACAGCCAATTCATCAATAACCGCAATATCAAGAGAGAATTTCGTTTAACGGGACTGCTGCAAAAATATTTCGTTAATCAAAGCGGATAAGCTGCCGGAAAAGGCGCTGCTCCAGCGCCTCGCGGGTGGAGCGGCCATCATAGCCCCGCGTCCTGTAGGAATAAGATGTCTGCTGAAGCAAAGGCAGTACTATCAGGAAATACCGTAACAACATATGGGGTTTTAATATGACGTACCCGGACTTAGTTGGATAAACTGTTTGAAACAAGCACGTTCCGATATGATTACTTAGATTGGTGGTAAAGACAGTCAGAACGTACTTGCTACTGATTAATCCCACAAAACTATTGATCGTGTTGTGCCCGATCCCAAGCACCGTGAGCAGCGGCCTCCCAATAAGTAAATGCAACTGCGTTACCACGTTCTATGTAACCTTTCACGTTTCCTGTCTGGTAGGTTCCATCTGGCAACGTCTGCATTACAGGCCCACCCGAGGTACCTCCAGAGAAGTCTTTGCAGCGAAAACCGATACGCAATGTCGGGCCGACTGGGGAATGCGGGTCCTCAATGGGATGGTCTGTTGAGCATTTGTAAGGAAACTCGCCCCTTTGGATCGCAACTGGATAGCCATACATATAGAAGTTACCTAGCAACGGTGGAGGAGAAAACCGGATTGGAGATGCTAAAACGAGATCTCCGACCCTCGATCCGTAGTCATCGTTTGCGACACTCAAAAAGGCGAAGTCAAATCCGCCCTCTTCACGTTCATCCCAACCGGCCACTGTAAAGACATTACGGACAGGGAAACGCCCGGCCCATTCTCCCTTACGATAGTGGGCTAAAAATACCAAATGTTCGATGTGAACACGTCCTGCCTTAGTAGCTGGCACCTTTGAACAGTGCGCAGCAGTAGCGATAACACTTTTCGTTGCCGATTCCACGGCATTCGCAGTGCAGAATACATTATGGCCATTAAGTATATAGAATAGCCGTCCTGTCGACATCATCTCGGTACCTCCGGAGGGATCAACCCGATTCGGTTCGTACATGAGATCGTCATTATTTTGTGCCAATGTTTTTTCAATGCGTTCATCCGTCCAATAATTGAGAGCAGCACGTTGCTCCTGTTCAGAAATTGATTTCACTATTACCTCATCCCTTGGGGTTGCTTGGACTCCAAGGGACGACAACACAAGCAAGGTAAAAACAACTGTATTACCAAAATAAAACCGATTTTTCTGAAACTGACTCATAAACCCTCCAGAGATCAATGGAAATAACAGAGGCCGATAAATCGCTAGCCAAGCAATTATTCTCATCATTGAACTAGGATTTTTTCGCTTCGAATCACACATCAAATGCAACACGAAAAAATCTTAAAAATTTTGAGATGTCGAACTCAAATTTAAGCTTTAAGTTGTGTGCAGTATTTACCAGTCTTGTCTTGCAAATCACAGTTCTGTAAGAACATGACTGAGATACTTTCTCTAGAGGCGGCCTGACAGACTATGGCCTCCTCTGGTTGTATTTAAGTTAGTGGTGAGGCGCCGGTAGAGGCGCTGCTCCAGCGCCACGCGGGTGGAGCGGCCTCAATGGCCCCGCGTCCGGCAAGGATTAAGATGCCGCATGAAGCGGGACGGTGGTATCAGAAAATGCCGCAACGCGATGTAAGGGTTTTGGTAGGCACTGATACCCGCACCACTTCCTATTTTGCTCATCAATCTCTCCATCATGAAGCTGGAGAGGTTTTATCTGTAATTAAATATTCCCACTATTACACTAAGTGTAAAAGCAGCTATTAAAACCAATTTCAATTCTCAAAGCATGCCGTACTCGCCAGCGACCATCGCTAACTATTTCTTACACCGCGCCTCTAAAGAAGGGCGTGCACTCACCACTATGCAGGTGCTGAAGCTCGTCTATATTGCTCATGGTTGGTACCTTGGATTCCGAAAGCAACCGTTGATTGATGAATCTGTGGAAGCGTGGCGGCATGGTCCAGCCATTCGCTCGCTTTACAACAAGATTAAAAAATATGGAAGCGGTGCCGTTACTGAGTTGCTGCCTGTCAATTGGTTTTCTTTGCCAACTCCCCCTTGGGCCAATGTTACGAAAATCGACAAAAGTACAGCAGAAATTTTAGATAGTGTCTGGAATGGCTATGGACACTTTAGCGGTATTCAGTTATCAGAGATGACCCACAAAGAAGGTTCGCCGTGGTGGCAGGTATGGAACGGTCGTGAAAGTAAGGATACTGATGTGATAAGCAATGATCTCATTCAAGAATTCTATGAGCAGAAAATCAAAGCCCATAGCTATGGGAAGCTCTACGAAAAATATCGATCAAATCAAATCCAGCTTAACAATGAAACATTCATTGAGTGTGTTTAATGATGAGTAAATTGGCTCACAGATTGAACGATTTCCTGTCGGGATTTGGCCAGGCGTTTTCGCTGTGGCCTACAGAGTCCCTTGATCGTTACTTGGTGCAGGAAAGCCCCGAATCCCGTATCTATGAACACTTCGCGCGTGTTGGCGAGCATATGGAGTCAGCCATACACAAGGTGATGGAGGAGCAAAGCCTCATCGAAAAAAATGCGATGGATCAACGTCGCTGATTAATACGCGATACACGCCATGACGCGCAGGCCTGCGGGCAGGTTGTGGTGTTCTCCAAAGCGATCAATGGACACGGTGTGACCATGCCTGCCCGCCGATTCGGCTGTGGCGGCGTGGGCATGATCTGCCTCTGCTGTTACAACAATGTCATGCACATGAAGCCCTGCGGCCTGCATACCGATGTTGTGGGCATGCTTGCCGTTTGCATCGGTGGTGAATCTGTGTAGATGCCCTCCAGTGACATTGGTCGTGACTTTGCCTTGATTTTGCTCATAAAAACCCATGTCTCTTCCAGAGGCATAGATCGCTCTGAAAGAACCCAAGATATGCGCGTGGTCACCGTCCCAAGAGGTGCTGCCTGTATGCTGGTGTAATCCTTGTTCGTCGGTCCATGCCTGGTGTAGATGATTGCCCGCCGCCGCTGCGCTGGCAGGGTGTGTATGGCGGCCTGCGGGATGGACGGTGACCGGATGAAGATGCGTACCGCCCTCCTCGGCGGTTGCGGTGTGCGCATGGGAGATCACTTGCCCGCTGGTGAAGGTGCCGACCAAGGCAGGGTCGGCGGTGTGAACGCCGACGGTGCCTTCAAGAAAATTGGGAATGTTGAAGGTGCTGACACCATCACCGGCACCATAACTGGTGTTGATTTCCTCAAACAGGCGTGGGTACATGGCACGCGATACAGCACGGCCATCGCACAGCAAGGTGCCGGGTAAGGCGCGTTTGCCTGCGGTGTAGACAATCTGTCCAGGCTCGTACCTGGAGAGTGCCGTCCAGCGGTTGGGTTCATTCTGTAGCGGTGTATCGGTGTTGTTGTCAGCCGTGGACAGATACAGCCCGTAACGGCTTGCGTGATCCGGGCGGTATCGGACGATCACACCACGCATGTATGAAAATGGCGTGCCGTTATTCTGTTCGGCGGTGATGAATTCAGGGCTGCCGTATTCTTGATAGCCTTTGAGCACGGTGGTGATGGCGTGCAGTACGGCATTCATGACAGTGCGTTCTACGGGCTTGGCCGTCGGCTCCTTGGTTAAATCTTTTTGATAGTCCGGCCCCCATCCTTGGGTGTAGCTCACAAAGCCGTGACTGTCTTTGGCTTCGGGCACGTGGATCATGTCCCCTTGGTGGGCAAAGGGGGTACGGAAGTAGTGTTCTGTCATGCGTTATCGCTCGGGTGGGTCGCCAAAGGCGGCGTGTGTGTAGTTACGGTTGCTGCGCTCGTATCCGAAGGGCAGATGCGTCACAAGGTTGTAGCGAACCCGCACGCCTGCTGGACGCGGCAAAATGTCCAGCGCGGTGATGGCATAGCGGATGACGTCTGAAATCATTGCAGTACTGACAAACACGGTATAGCTCATGTCGTAGTGGTCCAGCACTGCGGCGTTGCCGGGAAAGATGAAGTCGAGGACTTCCTCCATATTGGGCGCGGTGCCGGTCATGTGATTTTTGGCAATCCGGCACTTGATGAGAAAGCGGTACGCTGCATCGTCCAAGCTCAGATCGTGCCGCACGGGGGTGCGTTCACTGGATAAGACACGGGATTGACCGACATGCTGGCCGATGAGGTCAAGGTGTGTTCCGGTGGCGCGTTCGATATCCAATGTCTGGCGCAAATCGGCTAAGCCGTTCCAGGTGGTGCCGAAGGTATCGCTGATCAATGCCGCGGTGGCGGTGGCCCTGGGTTGGCCCTTGTACTGCCAGATCAACAGGTCCGCGTAGCTCATCGCACGATGACCTGGAGATCGTTCATTGCAAAGCGCGCCATGCTGCGCACGTCGATAGGAATATTCTGCTCAGACAACGCTTGGCCTGCTTGACCGATCATCAGCGATGTCACCCAAAAGCCTGGGACGCGATTAATTTGGGTATACAGTCGGCTGCGGTGGACGTGCTCGCCAATCAGAAAGGAGCGCTCGGCCAATGCCTGTTTGATCGCATGGGTATCAATACCGGACGTGCTGCTATCGCGCTCTACTTCGATGCGGGCGGCGCAACGGACCATCGTTGGACGGTCAAAATAGATCTCTCTAGGTTGGCCGTGTTTGTTTTTAATCGGTACCCGCACCGCGCCACGCATGTTTGTCCCGAGCGTTTTATGGTGATAGATCACGTCAGCAATGGCGTCATCCCGGCCCCCCTCCACAATGACGTTAATGCCGTGGGCGGGGACTCCCGCAGCATCCACGGTATCGGTGAAGTTTTCTAAGCAGACGACGTGGCGCACGTCGGGCAGCCCCCAGAGCGTGGCCTGGATGCTGTCAGCATTGTTGGTGGATGTCTTGGCGCGACTTTTAAAGAAGCGGGCGCGCAGCGCCGCATCGGACTCTTCTTCTGCCCCTGCTTCGGCGTCCTCGGTCGTGAGGGCCGAGTCCCAGCCCAGGGCCACGGTTTCAATGGTCAGGGCCGTGTGTGCGGGGACGTCAACACGGCCTAAGGCGTCGCTGCGAAAGTCTGCATGGGCGTGGCCGGTGGCATCCAGGCGCACGGATGACACGAGCTGCCAGCGGCAGCGATTGGGATCGGAAACAACATAACCTGCCGGGATCGGGGCATCGGGTGTGCCGGTCAAGGTGACATTGCGTAAGTAGCTGTAGCTGGCTCGCCTGCGGGTGAGGCCCGCATAGGCCACGCGTTGTTCTAGCCACGCGCCGCTGGCGTAATCCGGGTCCAGTTGCCGGTGGATGTCCGTGCCCAGTTCTTCCAGATCGGCTTTGATCTGTGCAATCAGCCCAATCAACTGTCCATCGGGGCTGTCAGGATCAACGTTGATATCGTTGCCGTAAATGGAGCGAAAGCCTTCTTGCAAGCGGGCAATGATCGTGTCCAGCCGTTCGGCTTCGTATCCGGTGGTGGTAACTTTTCCCATGGTTTAAACACTTAATAAATAATGGAATAAACAACGTCATCCTTAAATCACTAGACAATTTAAGTGTGTCGCTGGCGGCACATCTCTCGCCCTTACAGCGTGGTGCTAACGGTGGTGGTGTGTTGGTACGCATCCAGCAAGGTGACGTGGATGGTGAAGGTGCGGGTATCCGCGTCCAAGGCCATTGAGAAGGCGGTGAGGCGGCGCACGCCTTCGGTGGTGAGGATGCAGCGCTTGACCTCGCGCTCCAGGTGTACCAGGTCGGCAGGCCGCTCCATCAGGTCCAGCCACGGCAGGCCGTGGTCCAGATCCAGGAACCAGTTGCCACGGAAGGAGCGCAGCCGTGTCTTCACCCGCTGTGCCACGCCATCGCTGGCAGCGGCATAGTTGCCGCGCCCGTTGCCGAAGGTCCAATCCCCTTGGCTGTCCACGCGGCGCACTCTCATTGGGCCGGGCCTGTCTGTCCTGGGCCGTTCTCCACGTTGTCGTGGGTGTGTGTCTCCAGGCGGATGCTGTTTGATACGACGTCGCCATGACCACGGATGCCTTGGGTGAATTCCACGGGAAGATCAAGAACCAGCTTGGTTCCACGCAGTGTGATCACGCCTTGGGTATCCAGTTTGAATGAGGCGCGGCCATCCAGGGTGCGCAATACCACGCCGTCCATTTCAAACCTCGGAATGACATTGGGTAAGGAAGCAATTCCCACGCAGGCAACGGCATCAGACAGGTCATGCAGGCGATAGTCCACAGGCTCGGACGCACGGCCAGACTGGAACCAGGCATCGATGCAGCGATCTTGGAAGATGAGTTCACATTCATCCCCAGGGGCGACGGGAAAGGTCATCACAAAGCCACCGCCACGCGGGAAGGACACCGGCACATCCTGGAGCACGGGTAAGGGCTGAAGGGAGCCATCGTTCCTCTTCTGCTGGATCAACGGCTGTACGGTCGCCGTTTGGGTGACTGGGTTAAAGCGGACGATCTGCCCAGGCAAGGCCACACGCAGGCGCTGGGCCAGCGCTTGGGTACTGCGTTGCAGTACGGCACTGAGGGAGGCGTTATTCCAGTCATCCGAAGTCATACAGACGGCCTCACGTTCTGAAAATCACCGCCCACACAGGTCACCGTACTGAACCAGGCTTCGGCCATGACATCGCCCATGTCATGCAGTGAGGTGATTTTGTAGTCGCCGTTGTAGATAGGGATGATCGAGTCCACGCGCACCAGGCCGCCAATGCGCAAGGCCGGATTGAGCAATGAGGTGATTTTTAATCCATCATCGGTGACTTCTGGGGAGCCAATCATGCCGGTAGTTTGGGACAGCAGCACGGCGTCACCGGTCAAGACGGTATCGGCAGGCAGTAACATCAGTTCTCCATCCTGAATGGACCAGTCCGCGCCATGATTTTTGGCCATTGCATCCAGCAAATCGCGGGTATTGCCCGACAGGACTTTGCCTCTGGAAAGGCCACGCTGTCCCTGCATCTGGACAGGTCCCAGCCGGGTAGACGGCATGGAGGTGCTCAGTGCACTCAGCACCTGGGCATCGGTCGCCCCTGCGGCCAACGAGAAGGACACGTGGGCATTGCGGTAGTCGTGATCGCCATCGCCGCATTCCAGTTCGATGACGTAATCCGTCCCATCACGCCGCACAGCAGGCTTGATAATGTCACCGACAAATAACAGGCGCAGCTCTGCGTAACCGGCCAGCAGCCGGACCCTGTTGTACTGTCGGCTGGTGAGCAAGCTCAGGTGATCACGGTTGAGATTCCATACGGTGATCTTGGCGGGGTTGGGGGTGGAATCGCTGGTTTTGCGGATGTCAAAGGCGATGCGCAATGTATCAATGGCGATGCCATCGTGGCTGGACCCCAGCTCCAGGCGATACTGGCGGCCAAACTGTTTCATGGGCGAACGTCGCGTTTCAGTCCGACAAACAGCAAGCAGCGTTCGCCTAGGTCCTGTTGGCGCATCGGGTCCATCTCCAAACCACTTTCATCTGTCAGCCAAAAGAAGTAATCGACAGGACGCCGCCACAGCAGGGGGACACCCACCACCAAGGGGACGCCTTGCACCACGGGCTGATCTAGGGTCGCGGTGTACAGGTCCATCGACCAGCAGCAGGGCACCGGATTCCAGCGCAGAATCAAGCGTAAGGCGTCCCCTGCCATCTGAAAGGATTGGGTTTGGTAGGGGCTGCTATCCACGGGTATCTGTCGCATCAGAACAGTCCAGACATCTGACGCAGCAGGGAGCGGTTTTTCTCGGTGTCGGCCTGCTTAGGGTGGGTCTGGCCGCTGTGGCGTTGCGCCGCGCCTTGGGCGGAGGCTCTACCGCGTTTGGGGGCGGGCAATGACACACCAGAAATCGATGTTGTCTTGACGATGAACAGTTCTCGCACGGTCAGCACGCATTCAATCGAACCATCCTGGGTTTGTCTGGCCGCAATGGAAAGAATCAACATGTCTTGATACGTCTGGACGCCGGTGTGTACCTCCAGGGTCTGGCCGCTGCGTTGTAGATTCCGTAGGGCGGTGTACACCTGGGCAATGCGGCCTGTGGTGGCAGCGTCATCACGGGGGGGGACCGGCTGAAAATCCGGCAGCCAATCGGCCAAAGGGCGCACGGCGGGCTGGCCGTCGCTCTGCGGTGCAGTGGCGTGGCGGATCACCGAGGACAGCTCACGTTGGGCCACACGCAGGGTCTGAGCGGTGAAGGGCAGCAGGTCGGTGGGGAATGGGACGCGATCGGTCAGGACACGCAATGGCTCGGCCCCGTGCTCCTCTGCGGCAGGGGCTGGACTGCGCTGAGGTTGGTAGTCCACCACAATGCCAGCGATGGTGACGGTCTGCGGCATCAGGACGGCGTGATCACCAATCATCGCGCCAGACTCTACGGGGTTTTCAGTGATGCGCAGCTCGGCTTGGTGGGTTTCTTCAATCACCGCATCCAGGGTGACGGTGCCGATGTGGCGGTGGGTCAGGGTGATCATGAGGGGGTGAGTCGCGTTACTGCATGAGGAAGTACGGCAATTTCTTCAGGTCCATATCTGGGTTATCACTACACACGATACGGACAGACTTGCTTTCGAGAATGCTAGGCATGTACATTCATGCATATACAAATATGTATATGCAAAAGGTACCGTACCGATGCCAATTTCATCTCCGTCATCACGTACCAAGGAAGCGAAGCTATTCCGAAATAATCGTAGCCAGGCAGTACGAATTCCCGTTGAATTCGAGTTGCCGGGTGATCGTGTTCTGATCCATCGTGAGGGGAGCAAGCTCATTATTGAGCCGATCACCAGGCCAACCAATATTGTTGAATTACTGCACGAGTGGCGAAGAGAAACACCACTCGGCCCAGAGGATCAATTCCCTGATATTGATGACATGCCCATTCAGCCAGAGGATATTCTGTGAGCGGCTATATGCTCGACACGAATATCATCAGCGATATCATTCGTAACCCATCCGGGGCGGTGGCTTGCCGTATTGAACACGTTGGGTATCCGAACATTTGCACGAGCGTTATCGTGGCGGCTGAACTTCGCTATGGATGCACGAAAAATGGCTCGGTAAAGCTGCTGGGCAGGGTACAGGACATTCTTAAAACGCTGCCGATCCTGCCTTTGGACATACCTGTTGACACAACATATGGCAGTATCCGTGCTGAGCTGGAGGCTGCGGGTCAGCTGATCGGCGCTAATGATCTATTGATTGCTGCGCATGCTTACGTACTCGGGCTGACTTTGGTCACGGACAACACCCGCGAGTTCAGCCGGATTCGCGGCTTGGATGTGCAGAACTGGCTAGAGAGGTAATAGGCTAAGACGATCCCCTCAAAACGCCACAGCACTGCCGGTATTGCGCAATGCCATCTGGTGGTGTCTGTTGATGTCGGCGGCGGCTTGGCGACCGGCCAGGATGGGGTCGGCGGTGTGGATATCGATCTTTACTTCCTGTTGGGAATGGACGTTGGCCTGGGAACGGGCGGGCGTAGCGGCCTGAGCAGCGGCGTGGCGGCCTGTCGTCTGGGCGGCCTGCACCTGTGCATTGACGCGCTGCGCCACGTCTTGGGTGTCACGACCGGCCTGCTTCAGTGTTGGAGCAAGCGCTCGGAACAAGCCTTTGATCCGCTCGGCCCCCTGGGCGATACGCCCGACGGTGCGATCCCATAGCCTCATGAGGGTGTTGAAAACGCTGCTCAGGGCGGCACTGATACGGGTGCCCATGGCGCTGAACACGGCCCGCAAGCGGTTCACGGCGTGATCGGCGGTGGCGATGCTGTGGCTAAAGGCCAGCGCACAGGCGTCCTTGATGCTGGCCCAGGTGGTCTTGGCGGCGGCGGCAACCTCTTGCATTGCCTGTCGGGTGGCCCCTAGCGCGGCCTCTGCCTTGCGAGCGCACCACTGCCAGGCGGTGCCCACCCAGTGTTTGATTTTGTCAAAATGCGTATAGATCGCATACGCCAGCAGGGCCACGCTTGCAATCACCAGTCCAATGGGGTTGGAGAGAAAGGCGGCACGCAACGCCAGCGCGGCGGCCTGGATTGTTTTCACCAACGGCCCCGCCAGCCACAGCGCCAGAGTGCGGCCTGCACCCAGGAGGCGGCCGATGTTGCTCACCACCTGACCGATGGCCAGGCCCGCCAAGAGGACGCCAAGGGCTTTGAGTGCGGGCGTAAGGTGTTCAATCACCGCCTTGGCACGCTTGGCATAGGTGATCAGCGGACCCCAGAAGGCACCGAGCAAGGACTCTCCGCCGTCCAGGTAGGTCATCAAGTCATCGACCAGGGCCACGAGAGCCACGATCCCCGCAATCAGCCAGGTGACCGGGTTCAGTGCAAAGGCCCGGGCCAGCACCGCGCCCACGGCCAGCAGCGCCGCTTTCCAACCAATGGTTTGATTCACCGCGCTGTTCACCGCACGGATGAAGTTCCATACGGCGGTACCCGCTGCAATGAGGATCTTGACGACTTTGCCGATGCCATCACGCAGCTGCTCTTTATTGGCAATCAACCAGTGTTTGGAGTGCTCAATCAGCCGGGTGAAGGCCGGTGCCACCCCAATGGCGATATTGGTCCGTAACGCGCCCAGCACCACGCGCAGGCGTTCCATCGCATCGCCATACTCCAGCGCGGTATCGGCACCATCCGCGGTGATGACGCCCAGATCCTGTGCCTCTTGGAAGACGCCGTTTAACGCCTCACGACTCAGGCGCAGGGTTTGCAGCATGGTGGCATCCATGCCCAGGTTGGCCAGGATGGACTGCTGTTGTGGTGCCGACAAGCCACGGATTTTTTCTTGCACCTCGCCCAGCATGTCGCCGACAGATTTCACGGAGCCATTGGCCTGTCGGGCCTGCAAGCCCAGCTTCTGGAACAGCATGGCCCCGCGCCCTACCCCATTGGCGGCTTCGCCTATTTTTTGGGACAAGGATTCAATAGAACGGGTCGAGGCCTCCACAGAGGAGCCATTCAAACGCGCCGCATAGCCCAGCTCCTGGAGGAAAGACAGACTGGCTCCGGTGCGCTGGCTGGCGCTATTGAGGGCATTGAGTTCGCTCAGGGCACTGCCGACAAAGCGATTCATTCCCGCCAGCGCCCCGCCCATGGCGGCGGCGGCCACCGTCACCAGGCCCGTGACGCGGGTCAGGCCGGTGCTAAAGGTGCTGAAGCCTGAGGTGTCAGCGACCGCGCCAAGGCGGATCAGGAATTCGTCGAGAATCATCGCAGGGGGTTAGCGCGTCATGCTGGAGGGCATCCCATTCCACCATCGCGGTGTGGAAGGCACAGAGGTCACTGAGGGAGTACACGGTACGCAGTTGCTCAAGATCGCAATAGCGACGCATGATCGGTGCCCAGACAAACCAGTCGGTTACTCCTTCTCGGTGCTCGGCATGGGAATCAGGTCCTGGAAGGCCGCCATGCCGCCAGCGAAAAAATCGCTGTATTGATACTTGACTCCTTCCATCAAGACGCGCAGCAGATGGGTGCGGCGGGTGTTGAAGTGCTCATTGAGCCGGTCGCTGCTGAGCCGGTAGGTGGTGCCCTCGGGGGTCTTGATCGCGGTCTGTTCAAACACCAGGGCTTCTATCTCGGTGACCGCAGGGTCGCCCAGGTGGCTTAGGAGCGTGCCTAGGGCCACGGAGGCACCGCCTTGCGCGTTAGCCAGGGCGTCCGCATCGATCCCCCGCAGTAGCACCCCGGCGCGTTTGAGCGATTGCCACGCCGCCATCGCATTCGCCGGGGTCATGACGTAGGTGAGGCCCTCTATTTCAAAACGATGTTCATTGTTCATGTGTTGCCAAAGCCTTTTTCTAGGGTGATCTCCATAACCTCGAACACCAGTGTCCAGGTTTCCGGATTGTGTCCGGCGCCCCGGGTAAATCCGGGGGGCGTCGTGAAATACCCGTTGGTGGCCGTGACCACGTCCTGATTGAGCAGGTCACGAATATCCAGGGTGAAGGGGGTGAAGGACTGGATCGCGCCGCGTTGCTGCGCCAGTCGCCTGCTCAGAAAGGTGTTGTCAGCGCTGTGCTGTTTGATTTTTAACGTTAAGGTGCCGGAACGATCGGCGTTGGCGACAAACACGCCCGTGCCGCTGGCCCCGATGGTGTAGGCACCGGCATCAGCATTGTGTTTGGCGTCGATGACATCCGTGCCATCGGCCCAGTCTTTGATCTGGGTTCCATTGAGCAGCACCGACACTTGTTTGGGGTCGAAGACGGACATGAGATTCCTTTATCGGTCAAAGTGAATAATGACGTCCACCGCATGGATGGCACCGGCCAGCTTCACGGCGATCTGAAGTGGCGGTGCCCGGCGCGCTTGGCGATCGGAGGTCGATAAGGTGTCCACTGAATCGGCCCAGACATAAAAACCAGCCTCCAGGTAATCGCCCGTGGCCAGTGCACCGAAGGCTTCCCCGTTCCAGAGGCCAGGGGCCAAGGCACCGTTACGGACCCCTTCTTGGCAAACTTTTTTGCAGGCCGCGATCAGCAGGTGGGTGCCTGCATCCGTCAGCGGCACCTTCGTCGGGCTGCGATGCAGGACGGCAAACACCTCCTTTTGCACCGCATCCACCAGCCAATCCAGCAGATGGACTTCATCAAAGAAGCGCCCGCCAAGACAGGTGCCTTCGGCCACCATCGCCACATCATCAACGTAGGCGTAATAGTTGATGCCTAAACGCAGGCATTGGGCCACCTGGGTCTGTGTCAATTGATCTGCCGCAACGCCGGGCAGGTGCTTAAATTTCATGGTCAGGGCGGCGTTGTTGGCGCTGAAGTTCACCGACAAGGCACGGGCCAACCACGAGATCACCGCGTAGGGGTCCGTGGTGTCGTACAGCACCACGGTGCGATCATGCCCCGATGCATTGAGTTGTCTGAACACATTGGTTTTTTTAAAGTCCAAATGCGCCGGGTCGCGGGTCGTCCATCCCATGATTTTTTTGTCTGCCGCCTGGATCCAGGTGGAGGCGGATCGGATCTGCGTGTCTGTCAATGTCTCATCGGCCACCGCAGCGGCATACCAGCCTGGGGTGAGGGCCTGCAAGGCCGCAAAGGCCTCCGGCAGTGTCTCGGCCTCGATGGTGTCAGCGTTGTTACCGATGGTCAGGCGGGCCTGATCGGCTTCAAGCTTCAGCCAGTGCCCGACATAGGTGCCAGAGGGACTGCGCTGCTGTGCATAGCCAATGGCGTGATTTCCTCCGGCCACGGCCGCATAGAGTTCAAAGCAGCCATTTAAAAATCTGCAATTCACTCCAAACTCATCCAGTGCTTTATTCAACACACCTGCCACCTGGGAGAAGGAGGTGGCCGTGGTGAAATTCAGCTTGGATAAGGTGACATCCACACCATAGATGCGGATGGAAAAGCAGCCGTCATCCACGCCCTTGTACCACGTCTGCGCCTGGGCAATCGCTCCGGAGGTGAGTGTCGTTGGGGAGGCGGCAATGTGTTGTTTAAAGCGATTCCAACGCGCCACCATGAGCTGTTTGGGGCGGGGGCTTTGTGCAAAAAAGCGGCCGGTGGCGGCGGCGGTTTTGGAGTAGCTGCCAAAGGCCTGTTCCACCTGCTGCTGCGTGCTGGCATCCATGAACCGTGTTTTGGTATCGACAAACACGCTGCCGGCTTCGGGAGTGAACAAGGCCAGCCTCCCAAAGTCACGCCGGGAGGCCGACAGGGGCTGTGCATTGAGTTGCACAGTGACAATATTTGAAAGAGGTAGCGCCATTTACTGGGTCTCCGGTGCCGTCATGGTCACGCTGGCGATGTGACCGGTGCGGGTGTGAATATGGATGTCTGCGCTGTCCACAGCCGCCAGCGTGGTCACCACACGGTGGTGGTGGGTGATCTGTAATTCGATCCGGGCGCGGGCTTCATAGCCGGGGCCGACAATGGCCGAGAGGTCTTGGGCAGCCATGACGGACACCAGGCCCGCACGTAAGGCGCGCAGCCCTGCCGTGCCCGCCTCGCAGCTCAGTAAGGCCTGTGCCTGCAACAGCAGTTCATAAGCGCCCGTGCCGTAGGCATTCACACTGATGTGGTGCAGATAGGCGCAGGTGATGCTCTGCTGGCGGCCATCAAAGGCGCAGCATTCGGCTCCCAAGGGGGTAGAACGCAGGCGCTTCACCGTCACAAAAGGGGCCGATCCAGTGGGCGCGGGCTGATCCGCCGGACGGACAGCACCTTCAGGTAGTGACAAAAGCCGCCGCAGCAGGTTGCGCAGTCCCGTCATGTCCAACGGCGATGCCTCGGTAGTACCCATACTCGGACCAGTTGGAAAGCTGGGTGATACGCCAGCGGGTGTCTTGGTACAACAGCACATCTCCCACATCGATCTGATCTTGACTCATGATCTTTTTCGATGGGTGGTGGCGTTCTCCTTCCGGAAGCAGTTGCAGATCATCGGGGGTGGTGGGATGGATGATCGCCAGCACCGTGTCCAACACAGACTCCTGTTGCCAGGTGCCATCGGGCAGGTACTGGCCCTGACGGCGCAGCACCTGGACACGCTGGGCCAATTTTGAATTGCGGAAAATAGGGCGCAGATCAAGCATCCCTAACCTCATGGGTAATGGATTGGATCATCTGGCCGGTATCGATCAGCGGGGCGCTGGAGCCTTTGCGCTGGATCGTTTGGGGCGTCAGGGGGGCCAGATCCGCGTGGCGAATCGTCGCCTTGACATCGCCTGCGGCCACCGTCCCTAACAGGTTCAGGGCGGTCTCTACGGTCATTTTGTCGTGCAACACCGCGTGCAGATGCTGCGCGTGCAGGGCCACATACTTCTCCTGGTGCTCGCTGATGGAACGCCGCACCACCGAGCGCTCCGGAATGCCCCGCTCTGGCGCACCCAATTCATGCACCGCCAACAGTCCAGCCGAGCCGATCCCGTCTTCCGTCCGGGCGTTCTGCGCGGCAGCAATGCCCACCACCACAGCGCGCTCCCCCAGCGCCTGAAGCCGCTGTGCGATGGCCTTCCATTTTTTGGGATCAGCCGACCGAAGGATTTTGACGGCACTCATGGGGCAACCAAGGCCCCCAGGCCGACCATCCGACGCAGCGCCAGGTAACGTTGTCCATACACCGAGGTCGTTAGCCAGGCGTCACTGGGAGTGCCAGAGGACAGCGCTGCGTAGCTGATCTGTAGATCACCGGCCCGCTCGGACACCACCGCGCCTCTGGCTCCGGCGCTGTGGTCGGCACCCAGACTAGGAGACGACCACAGAAAATGCGCTGCCAGACTGGCTAAGCCTTGCGGATAAAAATGCCCCCATCGGGAGGCATCCAGCCAGAGGCGTGCATCGTCAATGACCTGTTCCACCCGGTCTTGTGGCAACGGTTCAAACTCAGGGTAACGCGCCAGGAACGTGTGAATCGTCAGTGACTCGGCCATGATCAGGTCCTTCTGGATTTGCCTGGTTTACCCGGTGCAGCGTCATGCGGGGCCTCTTCTGTGGCAGGCCCCGTTTCTGTCGCAGGGTCCTTCTCCCCTTCACCACCCCCCACTGGGGCGTGTGACGGTTCCACCTCCTGCTCCACCAGATAGCCATTGTCAAACCACAGGCCAATGCCAGGGTGCTGCCGCAGCTGCTCCACGTGTGCGGCCTCCAGGGCCTGGGTGCGTCCGGCCTGGATCGTCACGCCATCCAGGGTGACATCACAGGTGCGGGTATTCCTGAGCATGATCGTGGTCATGGTGCTGCGTTCTCCCAAAAAAAAGCGCCTCAGGGCGCTGGTGTAGTCGGTGTTGAATACAACTCAAATGCCATCGGCATACAGGGCGGACTTGGGATAACGAAACTCCACACCGCTGTATTTGTATTCGCCTGGAATATCAAACCTCAGGCCCTTGGGTTGCGGGGGCAAAAACCGGATGGGCATGGGCAGATGCAGCACTAGCTTGGTGGGGTGCTTGGTATACACCATGGCGCGGGTCGTGCCGCCTTCCCCTGCCGTCTCTAAGCCGTAGCCGGTGCGCACGGTCAGATCAAGGCCACGCTCGGCTTTGG